GGAGTTATAATTTGGCACTATTATTGCAAATTTATTTTGTTTTAATTCTGGTAGTTTTTTCCAATCCTTATCTTTACTATTTGCCTTTTTAAGACATTTTATATCATAAGATGATAAATTTATATCTACCTCATCTAAAAAGTCCTTATTTATACAATGTAACTTCAAATTAAGTAAGTCTTGTAAAGGTTCATTGTCAAATACATAAATATAATCAAATTCTGTAAAGTCTTTTATATCGTTTATACAATCTTTATCTATTGCTACTTTCATATTTTAATTCTCCTATAACCACTAACACTCATACGAACTTTCTTAGGTAATAATCCACTTGTTTTACACAAATCATTATATTTATGTGTTAATTGTGTTATTTTTCTTTGGCTTTCTCCTACAAGTTCCATGTCTCCTGATGCCCTTGCTAGTATTTGTGTATCTTTTTGTTTTCTTATTTCAGTTTCTAATCTTCTTTGTAATTGTGTACCTTCATAATTAGTATAATGCTTTCCTTCAAATTCAAAACCTTTTTCGTTTTTTTCTTGTATCTTTTTTAATTCTTCATCTGTATATTCAGGTTTATTTACCCCTAATACAATATAGAGTATTTTATGATAACAATTGTATTGTTCTATTTCCCTTCGGTCTGCTCCATCGTATTTGTTGCCTTTATAATCTGTTGCTATTCCTCCTGCCTCTAAATTTTCAAATTGTTCATTACTGAATTGTCTACCTTGTATATCTGCATGGTCTGGTGCAGGATTACTATGTACTGATATTTCTACACCATCAGCGTCATATTCTTCCGCAAACCTTTTGTTTGTTTCTCTATTCAATTGTCTTATTCCATCTAATATATTCATTCTTACAGCACTATCTAATCTTCTAGTTCTACCACTTTCATATTGTACTAAACCATTCCCACCTAATTCTTTTAATGTTTGTCTCATGCTAGAATAGAAATTTTGCTTTCCTTGACTAACACTTAATATTGCTTTATCTATTGTATCATAATATGCTTGTTGTAACTGCTTAAATTGTCCATCTTGTATTAGCCCTATTACACTTGTATTAGCTATATTAATATAAGTATTAGCCGTTAATGTTGCTAGACTTCTTACTTGATTTTGTAATGCTATATCTTTGCTATATGGTATATAATCAATACCTCTATATTCATAAAAATCTTTTGCAAATTGTTTGTTGCTTTTTGCTACTTCTTCAAATATCTCATATATCTCTTGAACATTCTTACCACTAACCCTAGCTAATTCTTTTGTTATCTCTTGATAACTTCCACCATACTTTAATGTTTGACTTATTTGATATGCTTGACTAGGTGTTAATGTGCTTATTGTTTTTATAGCTGTTCCAATTTTTTCTAATATTTCTGTATTTATAGTTTCAATGCGATTCACTAATCTTTCTGCTAATTGTTCTTCTACTTCATGACTTAACATAGGATTTTTTACCTCCTATTCTGCATTGTTGCCTACTAAATCTTCTACACTTGGCTCACTTTCTTTTATTTCTTTTATTTTTTCTTCTGCTACTTCTTTTGTTTCTCCAAATATTCTCATACGATATTCTACTGCTGATATTAATCCTGCATTATATTCTCTTAATGCTCTTACACTTTCTGACTCTTTATCTTCTACAATACTATCATCAAATTGTATTACCATATCATCTGTATCAATATTGTATGTTCCAAATATTGTTGATACATAACAAATTGCTTGTATTAAATCATATATTGCACTTTCGTAACCTATTTGTAATTTTTTCATTCTTCTTGCCATTTTGCTATTGCTTGATATTACTGCTGTTGCTGTACTTAAATTTGTTCCATCAAAATGATAATGATTTTCTCCAAATCCAACTTTGTTTCCTAATATATTTAATGATGTATTTATAGCATTTATTTGGTCTGATACTCTTAATTTATCTGCATCTGCTTGTATTAAATCTTCTTTTGTTGCTCCTTTTGGTAATACATATATATCTGTATCGTTAGGGTCAAATGTTAATTTTTGTTCTCCATCATCATAATTAAGCATATCTGCTCTTACCCATGTTCTCTTTCTTCCATCTTTTACTTCGTTTTTAAATGCGTCAAAATCTATATCTACTGTCTTCATTACATCTATTGCGTTAGCATAATGTGGTATTCCAAATGGCGAATTATCAAATAAGTTATTTGTTAATAATGGCTTAAATACTGAGAACCATTTTATATTTGATTTTGTATCAAATTGGTTTTCTGTATCTTCTTGTGTTGTTACCTCTGATAAATTTCCATTATCTTCTCTAAATAAGTGATTTATTATTATATAGTTCCCATTATCATTTAATTTATGCACTGAACATACAACATATTTTTGTCCTTTAATATATTCTACACTTCCAAATGCACATTCTGTTATTTCTGTATTATTCCAGCTTAATGGATAAATCCAATCTATATCAACTATATTCACTCTTGTTTTTGCATTGCTTACATCTAATGTCATTCCATCTTCATTCTTTATTATATCATAAGCACTTACTACTACTGCTGATGTTCCTAATGCTCCTGATTTTTCAATAGATTGTGTTATTAGTGTATATAAATCTAATTTATCTACTAATTCATCAAATTGTTCTTGTGTCTTTTCATCTTTTAATGATATTTTACACTTTTCACTCCATAATATATCTGCCCAATCTTCACTTATTTCTTTTGCCATATTTAAAGTAAATCTTTTTTTATTTACTTTCTTTTGTCCATTATAAATAAAGTAATTATGAAAGCTTTTTACATTTCCTATATACCAACTTCCCCATTGAATTATGTAAGTTTTAATTGCATCCTTTACATCTGGATTATACCCATACTCTTTTTGTAAAAAATCTTCTAATTTCATTTTATACCTCCATGTTTGATATTATTTAATACCTTTTACTTTAATTATTTATTGTCATCATAAGCTTATCGTAGAATGGGAACATTGAATATTCACTTGCGTCTAAATCGTCTATTGGTGTTGTTCCATCATCAAGTCTTGTATCTTCATGTTTATCATCCCATACTGCTAACTTATATGCCTCTATTAAATATTTACATTGTTTTAATATAAATCTTCTATGTTGTGCAAATAACATCTGGTCTAAAAATATTCTATCATTTATCTTTCCTTTTATGCAATCTTCTATCTTTAATGGTATATTATTTTGTTGTAAATATCTATTCATACCATAAGTTAATACTTGTCCTAATGCTCCATAATCAGCAAAACAATGTGTTACTTTACCATACTTAGCAACTACTCTGTTGTAAAATTCTATAAATTGTTTATACATATCTTCTGGTGTGTGTAATCCTGACATTTTTAATTCATCTATTGTCCATGCTTCTTTAAAATATTGTGTTATTCCTGTTGCTTTAAATTCTGTTTCTCCTTCTGTTGCTCCGTAGTCTATTCCTATTGATATTATCATAAATCTTATTGGGTTTCCATATTCATCAACCGCTTCATCTTTTATAAACATCTCAGAATTGTTTGCAAATTGTTTATATATAATGCCTTCTGCAAGTACCCATAACCCTAATATAAATCTTTGATAATATACTTCTCCCATACTCTGATACTCTTTTTTTAAGTTATCAAAATATTCTTGATTTTCTTTCTTTAATATTTCATTATCATCAAAATTAAAATGCCATATTTTTTTGTCTATTTCTTCATTGTCTATTATATCTAATTTTACCCAATGTGTTGGTGCATCAGGGTTAGTTGTTGCATATAGTTTAGCACCTTTCATACTTAATCTTGATAACAACATTCTGTAAAAATCTTCTGGTATTTGTGTTAACTCATCAACATAAGCTCCAGCAAGTGTCATACCTCTTATTTTGCTTTCTGCTCTATCATCATTAGCACCTTCTAACCATATATTTCTACCAAACAATTTTGCACTCTTTTGGCTTAAACTATATTTAAAGTTATCTCCAACTAAATCCTGCAATAATCCTAAACAATTTCTCTTTAATGATGTTATTGTTTTTCCTGTCATTAAGAACTCACAATTCTCTGGCATACTTCCAACAAATATAGCCCATTTTAATAATGATACATAAGTTTTTCCGCTTCTTACACTTCCTGTTAATAAGTTTATTCTATTATCATCAAATAACATAAAATCTATTTGCTTTGGATTTAACATTTCATTTAATGTTTTACTCATTATTTGTTTTTCTCCTTTGGCACCTGTTCAAGGATTTGAACCCTGACTAATAGTTTTGGAGACTATTGTGCTACCATTACACTAAACAGATATATATAATAATGCAGGTTATGATTTGCACATAACAAAATATGTAGGATATACTCTGTAACCAGCCTGTCACATATCTTTTAAATTACATAAGCGTCTACCTATTCCGCCACTGCATTATTTTATTTATTTTCCTTTGCTTTATTTAATGCTCCTATTAAATCTCCTAATATTCCATTCTTTACATCGTGTTCTACTTCTACATTATCTCTTTGATTTAAGTATTGTTTTCCTAACCATATTGCCATTGTTGGATTTTTTTCTGCTTGTTGTAATTGATATCTTCTTAATGCTATTTTGCCGCCTTCTTTTTTTTGCTCATAAATAGTGACAAAGTCTGTACCATAAGTTTCCTCACACCATCTTAATAAAGTTCTATCATTTACTTCAAACCAACTTGCTATTTCTGTTTTAGTACATTGCATTTTACACAATTGTTCAAATTGATGTTTATCTATTTTTATTTGTGCTTGTTTTATTTGTCCTTTTGCCACTATATCACTTCCTTTTTATCTTTTATTTTTCATTCTTTGTCTGTATTTTTCAACTAATCTTTTAGCTGCTTGAACATCTGACCTACTAGGGTCTCCTTTTGATTTCTTTAATGCTTGTTCATATTGTGTAGGTTTTCTTATTTTACCTTGTTCAACTAATCTATTATATTCTTGTCTTAGTTCTGCTCTTTTATTATCATATTCTTTAGCTCTTTCTTGTACTAGGTTTATTTGTTGTCTTTTTTGTCTTTCAGATACATTTTTACTAGACATGTGCATTCCAGCTTCACTATATCCCATAAAAGCATAACCTTTTAAACTAAGATATTCTTCTTCTGTCATTACTCTTGGACCACTTGAACTTCCTCTGCCACCCATGTTTATTTTCTTTTTCCTTTTCTAATTGCTAATAATCTTTGTTCTTGATAATTCTTTGCTTCAACTTCTGATATTCCAACAAGTCTATCTGCTGACATTTTTCTTTCATAAGTATTGCCACTTTCTGATGATTTTATTGTTACTTTATATGTTTTTCCAGATTTGGATGGTTCTATTTTAGTAACTTTTTCTGTTGCTCCAAAATTCCACATTGTAATATCTCCAACTTTTAAATTACTTACTTTTCTTGCATCTACTTGTCCTACACTTTGTAATTGTATTTTTCCATCGTATGCTCTAATTGAACTTGAGCTGCTTGCTCCTCTTCCTCCCATATTTTTATTCTCCTTTCTTAAATTTTTTTGTTACTTTATTTTCATAATATATTACTTCTATGTCTCCATAATCATAATCTAATTTTCCACCATATACTAATATTGTACTTGGTTCTATTTCTCTTATCATTGCATCCATACCTTCTTGCCATATTTTTAGTGCTTCTTTATTTCTTTTTACTCCTATTGTGCTTATACTTACTATACTGCCTTTTGGTATTCCTTTAAATGCAAATTCAAATGTTTCTTTTTCTGCCCAACTTATTGTGGGTATTACTTTTATGCCTTGACTTTGATAATATTGTCCTATTTGTCTGCTTCTGTATATATTCCATATCTTCATAGGCATTGGCATATCTAAATATAAACTAAAATCAGGACTAAATATACATTCATATTGCTTTAATATATCTATATAATCTTCAGGCTTGTTCCATATTCTTTCAAATTGGTAATCATCTAAATAAAAATGTATTCCTACATTCTTGTCTTTACTTGTTTTTGCATAGTTAAATCCTATTATGTCATTTGGTATATAATTGTCGTTTTGTATAATTGGCATTTGCCAAAAGTCATTTGTGCTATTTTCAAAGTCTATTAAGTCTAAATTGTAAGTATCATTTGTTTTATGTCTTTCATTTTCTTTAAATAAGTCTATCTTATCTATGTCAAATCCAAAATCTGTCATGTCTATGTTTATTATATCATTTAATTCATCAAATAATAATTCATCATCAAATCCTGTTGACATATTTAATTTATTATGAACTAATATATATGCTTTCTTTTGTTCTTCTGATAAATGATTTAATCTGATACAATCTACATTTGTATATCCTAGTTGTTTTAATGCTTCATATCTTCCGATGTCCTTCTATTATTACATTGTTTTCATCTATTGCTATTGGGTCATTAAATCCAAAATTCTCTATTGACTTTTTTATTTGTTCTATTTGTTTTTTAGGATGTCTTTTTGCATTTTTAGAGTATGGAATTATCTTGTCTATGTCTATTCGTTCTACAATTAATTGTTGTTGCATCAAAACATCTCCTTCTTATCTAATTGCTTTTATGTATCTTACATCATCATTTTTATTTAAAAACATGTAACATTTTTAATTTAATTTTATAGCTTTTTCTCCTGTAAAGTTTTCCCATCTTTGTATAATGACATCGACATAGTGTTCATCGAGCTCCATCATATAACATTTTCTATTTAATTGTTCACAAGCTATTAATGTTGAACCGCTGCCACCAAAACAATCTATTATACTGTTATTTTCTTCTGTAAAATCTTTTAGTATATTTATTATCATTCCTACTGGTTTTTGTGTAGGATGTACTCTTTTAGATAGCTCTAAATCTCTTGAGCCTTCTCTTACTAGTCCATTCCATAAATAATGGTAAATTTTAGCTCCTTTATCAAAAGAAGTCCAAGCAAGTTCAACATCTGCAAAATTACCTGTATTTTGTTTATCCCATACGCACCAACATTTTGAAGGCTTTAAAAAGTCGGTAAAATAATTACCACCAAATATTATTTGATTATTGCTTATTTCTTTTATAATTTCATAATTTTTTCTTGCAGTATCTGTTGTGCTATCACCTATAATAGTTGAATAAGTATTTGACTTAACTATACTTCCCCCATCAACTTTTCCAAAAGATTTATCTCCTCCAACCTTTTTACCTTGAACTATATCAATTCCGTAAGGTGGGTCAGTAAATACCATATCAGCCTTTACTCCATTCATTAATTTTGCTACATCTTCTTCTTTTGTGCTATCTCCACACATTAATCTATGGTTTCCTAATTGGTATATATCACCTAATTTTGCTTTTGGTTCTTCTGGTACTTCTGGAACTTCATCTTCTATTATTTCTTTTTCTTCTTCATCTTCTAAATCTAAATCAAAGCCAAAGTCTGACATATCTATATTTAATATATCATCTAGCTCATTATTTAATAAATCAATATCCCATTCTGCTTTTTCTGCAACTTTATTGTCTGCTAATCTGAATGCTTTTATTTGTTCTTCATTTAAATCATCTGCTACAATACAAGGTACTTCTTTTAATCCTAATTCTAAACTCGCTTTATATCTTGTGTGTCCTGCTACTATTTCGTTATTTTTGTCAAGTATAATTGGTACTTTAAATCCAAATTCTTTAATGCTATTCTTAACTGCATCTACTGCATCATCATTAAATCTTGGATTGTTCACATAAGGCTTTATATCATCTATTTTTTTATAAATTATCTCCATTTTTTTCCTCTTTTTCTTTTTTTATTTTTTCTTTATATTCTTTTTCTCTTTGTAATACCTTTTTCCAGTCCAGCTCCTTTCTATAATCTTTCATAATTAACTTTGCTAGCTTACTTGACTTTCTCATAATACATTTTTCCTTTCGTTTATTATTTATAATAAAAACTATTCTTCCATTTTACTTATCTCTATAATAGTTTTTTCTATACCTTTTTTATAAATAATTCTACTACCATCCCATCCTGCTATTATATTGTAATTATCATCTTCTAATACTTTATATTTTACTAATATATCTGCTATTGCATTCTCCAAATTTGTTAAATCTCTTTTCCTTTTATCAGGAACGAAAAATAAGCACTTTAAATTTATTGGATATGTAATTTTATTACTTTGATATTTTTTTAAGAAATAACCACATTCTCGTTCGAAATTCTTATATAATTCACTTTGTATTATCATAGGTCTTTTAGTTTTTTTATTAAAGATTATTCTTTGGCTGTTCTTTTTACTTCTACATAATAGAGGTATTTCAATTTTAATATTATCCATATTATTCTTCCTTTGTGTTTATTGTAGCATAACTAATTTTATATTGCAACTTTTTATAAAATCTAATAAAGACTTAACTAGAATCGTCTTTATTTTGCAATGCAAAGGCTAATCATATATATTTTCTTTTTAAATCCCATAGTTTTTTTATTTATATAAAATTATCTAGTATCTTTTATATCGTAATCTATTCCTCATCATCTTTTAAATTATTTGATGACGCTAATGTCCATAACGCATATATTAATAATATCATAATAAATGTTATTCCTATAACCATTATTCTCTTTCCTCTCTTTCATTATCTTTTATTTCAAATATTTTTGGTGTTACCTCATACCCTATATTTATATCATCTACCATTGTTACTTTTAATTCGTTCCATTTATTCTGTTGGGCTACTCTATTCATTTCTCTTGCTATTATAGGGTTAAGCTCATCATAATATTTTGCATATGTTCCTATATTTCTTGATAAATCAAATAATGCTATTTTTGTTTCACTGTCTTGTTCATCTTGTTGTAAATTAGCTAATATTGTTGCTACTTGATTAAGAATCTCTTGTTTTTTATTCATTGTCTTCTCCTTAATAACTTTTTTAATATTGCTATTTGATAATCTTCTTCTGTTTTTTCTATTTGCCCAGTATATAAATCAATTTTGTAACCATTCTTCTCATTAAGTTTTTTTATTTCTTCTTTTATTTTATGTTTGCTTACACTCTGTTCAATAGTAGCTTCTAATTCTTCTTCATAATATTTGCTCTTTTCTTTTTCTTGTTTATATAAATCTAAAATACCTTGTAAGCATTCTAAACTTAAATCTCCTATATCAATACTACCATTACTTTTTACTGCATCTTCTATTTCTTCTATTATTTCTTTTTTACTCATTCCACCCTAACTCCTCTACTTTTTTATTTATTGCTTGTAATTCTTGTATATAAATTATATTTGATACACTTATAACTTTACTGTCTACTGAAAATTCTATTTCAGTGTCATTTGAATTATAATATATATAATGTACTTTGTTATCTTCTTCCCACATAATTTCATTCTTTTTATAACCTAATTTTTCAAACATTTCATCTGCTTTCATATTTACACCTCCAATAGTTCTGGATTATCATATATATTTCCTATTACTTCTCCATCTAGGTTTCTAGTTAAATCAAATAAACTTATAAATGAAGTATCTTTTGCTGTTAAATAAAATCCAGTATCTTCATCATCCCATAAAACTTGACCACAACCTGCATTATAATAGCAATCACCTCGATAAAAGCAATTATGTTTTACAATATCTCCCTCATATATTTCTTTTCCGTTTATATCTTTTAATCCTGTATATTGTCCTATGGTATGTTTATCTATAAAAAATCCTATTCCATTTTCATTTATTATTTGATATATATCGCATTCTTGTTCATCTTCTTCGCCTTTATATGTTTTTGTAATATGTACCAATGAGCCTTTTAACCAACTTTCAATCATTCCTTTTTCTTTTATTTTTCCTCTAAATTTTATTTCTCTCATATTTACACCTCATATTTTATATTCAATTTCTTCATATTGTTCTTTTGTTACTATTGATTTAATTCGTTCTTCTGTTATTGGAATTAAAGCTAATTCCTGTGAAATATCTTCTGTATATATTGCTCTTACTGGTGCTTCTGCTATATCTATTACTCTATGTCCGTTTACAAAATCGCCTACTTCAATTAAATCTATTATATTTTTTGAATGTTTTATTATATCTTCTTTGTTTATCTCTCTACCACTTTCTGCATACCAATTTATTCCTTCTGAGAATGTATCGTTGGTATCTTTGTGTTTTATTACTATACCATATTTATTTGTTTCTTTAATTTTTTCAATTCTTCCATCTTTAGTTCTAACATATTCTCCTTCTTTTATCTTCATAATTTACTCCTTATATTTTTTTATTTATAACAATTATTTTAACCATTTTATTGTTTTTTTACATTCTTGAATACAACCAATATTCCATATAGCTTTTTTAAAATTAAATATAAAAATATTTTTCCAAAATTCTTTCCTATATCCTCTTAAATCA